ACTCGCATGCGGCCGTACACGATCGGCACGGGATCGCCTTCCGCAGTGCTGTTGACTGCGCCGTTGAAGTAATAGGACGTGCCGTTCTCAGAGCCGCTATTCGATGCGAGGCCGCTTTGCTGCGGGCTGAGCATTTGCACAACACCGCCAAGCGCCATCGACGCGCCGAGACCGAGCAGCGTCGATGCCGCCGACGCGCCAAGGAAGCCGGCCGGGTTGACAAGCGATGTCGCAACCAATGCGACGCCCAGGAGTGTTGTGAACAAGCCGCCGCTCTTGCTTCCAATAAGGATTGGAGCAATGCGGATTTCGTCATCGCCCACTGGCACGCGCAGATCGTCGGCGCCGAGGTTGCGGCGGCCGTTAAAAACGGCGAACGTTAGCCCCTGATCCTTTGCGCCCATCAGGAATTTCTCAAAGCCTTTGACCTGCGAGCAGAGCGCGCGCGTCGCCTCCGCCGTTGATGCGACTGCGAAGCGATGCACGCGGCCAAAGCGAGTGCCGAGAACACCATAAAGGCGAATCGTCCGGACCTTATTGCTCACGCCTTTTCCCCTGTATATCGAAGTACTGCGCGAAGGCAGCGCGCCCACATGCCACCCCAGACCGTGCGGCCGGACAATTGCCCATACATGTGGTGGATGAACACGCCATCGCCGAGATAGACGCCGGCGTGATTCGGCACACCGTTTTTGCTCCGTATCTGCATCAGCAGAACGTCGCCCGGCTCCGGCTCAACGTCCGGTCCAAGATTCGCAAAGCCGGCGGCCTCATAGTTGTCGACGTAGAGGCTTGACTTGCCGTCTTCCCACCAAGCGTCAGAGCGCGCGAAGTCCGGAAGCACGATGCCGCGCTCAAGGCGGTACCAGTCCCGAACCAGCGAATAGCAATCAAGCACGCCGTGCGAGAACTCTCGGCCGAGCAATGGCGCGACATAGCCGGTCGGCCCGAACTCGCACCAGTCGTCAATTCCGATCGTGTGGTTTTCCTGCATACCCAGCGCGACGATGATCCACGTGGGGATTCCGCTGCTCTCGCACATCGACTTATCGGCCATGCTCGGGCGAGCGGCGGCGCCAGGATGCGAATGCGCCAGAGCGATCACTTGGCCCATATCCTCGGCGCAGGCGTAATCTTCGGGTGAGAGAACGAAGTGCTCAGCCGGCGACGTGGACAAGTTTCGACATGGCATGTAGGCCTCAGCGCCACCCTGCAGAACCACGAGCCCGACGCACTCGCGCGGGTACTCCGCGAGCGCGTGTGCAGCGATCGCGTTTTTCGTCGTTTCGTTCATGGTTTCTACGAGAGGGTGTCGCTCAGGAAACCGCCGAAGGAGAGCGGCTCGTTCACACCGAAACGGCATTCGCAGCCGCTGATCTTCTTACTGCAACGATCCTGCGCGGGGTCGTCGGTCGACACGTCTTTGATCGTGAAATAAGCCGAGCCGGCATATCCGCAATTCGCATCGCGATACTGGAATTGGCACATGCTTGCGATCTGCCGGCCGGGCAATTGCTGTCCGCCGAAGTCGAGTGCGGATGACAGAGTGAACTCAACCTGCACATTCGTTTCGCTGGTCTTCTGCTCGATGTACCAAAGTTCCGGAGCCATCTCTTCGCCGGGGTCCGCCGTTGGGTTTCCGCCTAGGAAGTTGACCGGATCTAGATACTTTGAAAGCGTGCGATGCCGCGTGACGCGCGCGCCGACCATATCGGCGAGGTACACACACAGCGCAGAAATGGTGCCGTTCACATTGTCGACTGTAAGCGTTGGTTCCGGTTGCTGCGCGTCTGACGTGTGCTCGAACCCCGCTGCTTGAATCGGCCACGGCTTGTATTCGTTACTCTGCCAAAAAATCGGTGTCGATTGAAGGTGGCCGTGAAAGCGCAGCACATCACCTCCAATCGCTGTGCAATCGACTTCGAATAGCTCGATCAGCGAACCCGGCTCGAGGGATTGAATATCTGCTGCGATCGGCATCAGTTCACCTGCTCAATAGCGAACCGACTGTATGAGGTGTCTGCACTGGTGGTCACCGAGGCCGACGCGGCAAGCTGGATAAAGTAGCCTTGCCCGAGCGCAAGGGTCAGGGTTATGTCCATCCGTACATTGAAAAATTGCGCACCCGTGCAAATGAACCGCTCCCGACCCATCACTACGCTATCCGAACCTCTCACCAGAGCAAGCTCAATTGAAGTGCCAGCGGCTGGTGCGCTCGAAACCATCACGCTCGCCTGGACTCGATAGGCAGCGGTAACTGGAGGCGCAAAGGTGTTTGAGTTGCCCCAGTTTGTTTGTTGGTCCACCTGCGCCGCAAAACTCACGGGGCCAGAATTGGAAAATGTGCCACCCGAATGGAATCCGTAGATCAGAACCTTTCCAGTCGCGTCACTACGGTACGCAGCGCCAGCGACGGCCAGAGTCGGATACGAAGGAGCATTAGCAAACGTAGTGGCTCCGGAGAACGTCTTATTCCCGGCGATGGTTTGGTTGCCAGTCAACTTCACATTTTGCGCATCGGTGGAGATTAGCTGCGCGACGCTCGACTCTTGTGAATACAGCGACGGCGCACCGCGCTCTATCTTGATTCGACCGATAGAGATAGCTGAAGCAGGCGCTGTTACCCCGGAGAGATACAGGTTTGCTCGAATGTATGCGGCAGATGCAGGGATAGTGCCCGTGTAAATTAATCGAGTCTTGGCGGTCCCGTTTGCCACAACCGAGCTATAGAAATCAGAAATGTAAGCGTCAGCGCTTGTCCATGCCGTAAGTTGGAGCCGCACGGTTCCAGCCGAAGCCAGATTCGCAACATCGCAGCTAAGCGAAATAGTTGGCGCATTGTTCGCCGCGAGCATTACTTTAGGTGCCAGCAGTTGGCCGCCTGCGTTTGACAGCGCCGCCGTATTGCCCGCAGAGAACAAAGAATTGCCCGACGTATCGATAAGCGCCCCGAAACTTGCGGGAAATGTCCAGCCCGATGTGCCAAGTTCCAAGGAACCGTTTGCTTGAAGATTATCGGAATTGACGCCGTAGACCTTACCCAGCAACACCGCGCCGCCGTCTGACGCCTTAGCGATATACGTCGACGCCGCAACTGCCGCTTCGAGTGCGAGCGCGAAGTTCGCATTCATCTTCGTGAAACCGGTGCGCACGGCATCGCCTTGGCTGCCGTCGGATGCGGCGCCAAAATTTACGGTCTGGAATGTCATGTGGCTTTACGGTGCGAAGGTTTGATCAAACGTCGCTGTGATGGTGTAGACCGAGCCGTCTTTCGTAGGCTCGGAATACTTCTCGCAGGTGAATAGAGCTTGCGGGCGCAGCAGCGGCGTCCAGAGAAAAGCAGTTGCGCCGGCGTGCGCGTCGAGAAACGCCATGATTGCCGCGATGGTTGCCGCGTCGCGCTTGAAGGTGAGGTTGTATGTGCTAGACCGATTGTTGATGCCGTCGGCCACGCGCTGCTCGTATCCGTCGCCGTATTGCGCTTTCCGAACGAGCAACGTCGCATCGCCCGAAAATCCGTCGACGGTCGGAACCCAGATGAATGTGTCGGCCATTAAGCGATCCCGTTCTTCATCTTCCAGAGCGCGCCGCCCTGCTTCCGTTCATTCACCACCACAGCGCGCACGGCCGCCGTGATCTTTTTATTCAGGTCATCGCCGTTGCTCTGGTTCGCGGGCGCATTCGATCCCCCCTCGACAGTGATTTGCGGCGCAATGGTGAGACCGCCGGCGCTCGACGTCGACGCGGCCGCGGAGCCAACATATCCGCCAGTCGCAAACCGCAACATCCCGTGCACATTGCCCTGGTTCAGCGCATTCAATGCAGGCACGCCGAGTTTCTGCATGGCGCGCGCGTTCAGTACACCCTCGCCATTCGACAGCATTGCTGGGATCGAATCGGACGTGGACGTACCCGGCCCCGAAACTGCGCCGCCGGTTGCCAAGTGAAAACCGAACGTGTTGAGCCCCGTCGTGGTTCCTGTGGCCGCGCCTGCGCTCGGCGAAAAGTACGAGCTCACTGCAGACGCCGCGTAATTGAACAGCCCGGAAATTGCCGAGCGCGCTTGCATGCGCGCAATGTCGGTGATCACGCTGGTTGCGAGGCTGCTGAAGTTCAACTTGCCGGTCGTAACGAAAGATGCGAACGCGTCTTCCATACCGCGGAACGCATCGCTGAAGGCTGATGCAGTCGACGCAGCAACGTTCGCGGCCTGGTCGCTGTAGTCGGCGATGGCGCGCTTCGCGCCGGTCGTCCAGTCAGCATTTGCAGCACGAATGTCCGCCGACGATTTTTGCGCGATGGCCACCGACTGATTGTAGTAATCCTGCGTCGCAGCCAACTCGGACGCGTATTGATCCGGGCCGATCTTGTTCTCGGTGCGTTGCTTCGCGAGATCAGCGACCTTCCGATCGTAGTCCTGGCGGATAGCGATTTGGCGGTCGAAATCGGCGCGATCATTCCCGCCCAAACTCAAGCCGGCCAATTGCGCGTCAGCGGCCGATTGCTGCGTCGCGAGTTGCTGCTGCAAGGCGGACGTGTAGACC